TGTATTACGTTTCCGACGATAGTAACAGATCCACTACGTATAATCAAGTTGTTTCCAGATGCTGTAATATCTGCGTTTGCAGTTACTGTAACGGTCCCCGTTCCAAGAGTTAGTGGATTTTTAGATGCTTCAAGGTTTGCTGTACCAACTAGTGTTACTGTTCCAACACCAAGTGTTAATTGATTGGGATCTACATTTTGTTGAACGGCATCAGCTGAAATATCTGGATTACCAATATTAGCAACTAGATTATTGCCCGTAACTGTAAGAGTTACTACATTGTCCGCCGCTACTTGCGATATGGGAAATTGTGATATCGCGTCAAAACCTAAATTCATAAATACTCCTTAGAAGGAGACAGGGGGTATGTGTGGTGGTGCCCTGCCTCCATCTAAGGATTATATTACTTTTTAAACCAACTTGGAAGTCCTAAATGTGGTCTTCCATCATATATGTTTTTATCAGCGCCTTTAGATTTTTGATTATTATAATGAAGAAAAACTTGAGCGCAGTTGTCTCCTTGAAACTCTTCTCTCCAATGTTCTAATTCCATACCTCTATAAACCAACATATCACCAGGTTTTAAAATAATAGAAATACCTTTATTATTACTATTTACAGTAATTTTTTTACCATCGGGTATACCTACATTTTTTTTAGGTTCCAAATGTATTGGCCAAGGATCTCCTCCAAGATTTAAAGTAGTAGATATTTCACAACTAAATCTATCTTTATGTCTATGTAATACATCACCAGCTTTGTAAATTCTGGCAAATGAGTAAGTTGGATTTAATTTTAATCCTGTTTGTTTTTCCATTGTAGGTAAAGTTCTCATTAATAAAGTTTCCATAACTACATCTGCATAATGAGAGTATGTATTTGGAACTTGTTCGTCTACCCAGCCTCCCCATTCTTCTGTAAACTGAGATATATATCTAGTATCAAATAAAGTTTTTGCTACCTGTCTTTTTAACAAAAAGTAATTATAACAAAAAGTTGCTATTTCTTTTGGTACTGCTTCTTTTATAACGACATATTTATTTTTTTTAAAACTCATTTTTCTCCTTTGTTAGATTATATTAAAACTAATTACTATTCTTTGATTACATTTATTTTTAATAAAATTTGATCCGTGTAATAACCAACTTGGAAATAACAATAACGTTCCTACTTTTGGTTTAAAAGCAACCCAATCAACTGAAGACTCTGTATCTTTATTAATTTTAGTAAAAGTTAACATAGGATTTGGGTTATAAAAATATGTATTAAAACTATTTTCGTCACATTGTATGTATATGATTCCTGAAATTACAGACATAGGATGATTATGTTTTTTTAAAGCACTATTTTTTTTCTGAATATTAAACCAAGATCCAGCAAATTTATTCTCTATTTCCAAACCTGTAGTTTCAGAATATTTTTTTGTTACTTCTAATAAAGCAGATTTAATTAAAGGATTTAATTTATTTAAGAAATTTTGTTCTAAATAAGTTGTGGATGCATTCCCTATTAATGATAAATGTTTTTTTAAATGTTTTTTATTTTGTTTTATTTTTTTTAAAATATCTTTACATTCTTGTTTATTAATAAAATTTTCTATTTCTAAAATAGATGTTGGAAATATTTTGTGTATAAAAAAATTTTTATTTTTTTGTATCATTTTTTTTCATACTACTTTCTTTCGATATTGTTGATTCAACAACTTTGATATTCCAATGTATAAATCTAAAAGGTTCTAAACCTGGATCTACTGAATATTCGTGCGGAACATAACCAGGAAAAATAATCATTGTGCCTGGTTTAGGTCTATAGTTTACCATACTTGAACCCATTGATATTTGTTTTTCATCTTTTAATGGTAACTTGGTCATAATAGCACCAGGCCTTGGATCGTGAAAGATTGGAAAAGATGTTTTTTCACTACATTTTAAAAAGTAAAATCCTGATACGTGTTGATTCCAATGTGCGTGAGTTGAATGGTGTCCCCCACCTTTTTCACTAAACTCTTGAACCCAAAATTCTGTAAAATGTAAACTGTGATTTTGTAAATTAAATCCTGACCAATCTAAAAATTCATATGATCGTTGTCCTATAAATTGTACTAAATCTCTTACTTTAGGGTCAGCAGAAAAACTTTCACTATGTTTAGATAAACCAAACGTACCCATATCTTTTCTCCATTTAGGTTCATTTTTTAATTTATCTTTAAGAAGTTTATCAGCTTTCTTAATATATTTATCTGTTACCTTGATTGCGTTTTTAAGAAACATTGGTGCTTCTGCAATCCATAGTGGTGTTTGAAAATAAAATGCAGATTTAAAATCTACGTGGTTTTTATTTGGTTTATTACTTCCGCCTTGGTTAAAATCACTGTGTATCATATTATCTAAAAGGATAGCCTAGATTCCATATTACTAAACTATGCCTAACTCCTTTGGTTACTGGTTTGACTCTATGCCATACAAATGAAGGAAATACAACCAAAGAGCCTTTTGGTAATATTTCAGTGCAAGTTCTTAAAGAAGGTCCTTTATCAGGATCTTCATTCCTTAAATCAAACTCTAATTCTCCACCTTTGTATTCTTTTGGATCTGTTAAACTAACTGTTACAGATAATTTTCTAATCTTACCTTTTGTTGGGCCTTCTTCCATATAAGGTTTATCCCAACTATCACAATGCCAATCATAGTATTGACCTTTTCTATATATCGTAAATTGACAAGATTCTGACCAATCCCAATCAAAATTCCAACCTGCATTTTTATTAGCCATATGAACATAAGGTTGGATTTCTTTATAAATCCATCGATCAGGCATCCAAACAATATTTGAATCTCTTTTCTTTTGTAAATTTTTTATTTCATCTTTAGTAAGAGGTTGTTCATTTAAATTTCTATCTCTTCCAAAACCTCCAGTAATAGCCATAACCTCTCTTTTCTTTTCTGCCTTACCATATTTTACGATCATATCGCAAATTCGTGGAGGAATAACACTTTGGAAATACCAATAATAATTAGATATATTCATAAGTAATAGTTAAAAAAGTATTTAATCTTTTAGATTTATTAGGGGGTATAAAATATTTATTAACACTTGGAAACATTATAAAATCATTATTTTTTAATGGTATGTGCCAATCTCTACCTTTTCGTCTGTTATCATCATATTCAATAATAACTCCTGCTTTTTTATCTTCTCCTAAATCTATACCATAAATTAAAGTGTAATCTGGTGAGTTTCGTAAATCAACTGGATCTACATTATTTCTTGTAAATGATTTTTGGTTATAATCAAAAACATTTCCCCAAATAGATTTGGTAACTAAAGTTTTTTCATATTCACAATTAAAATGATCTCTTATGTAATCTTGAACCCATTGTAAAGGTTGAGAAAAAGGAACTTTATAGTCAGAATAAGCGTAAGATCTTTTGTTATCAGTTAACCCTTGATCAGTAACATAAGAGTTTATAATATCGTTTTTAATTTTGTTGCGGTCAATTTCAAAACCTTTTGGCATATCAACTTTGCCATAATACAAGTCTATTTCAGATAATACTTTCTTTTGCATACCACCACCATACATAAATTATGTTACTATATCTGTCAAGTCCCAAGATTGATTGGCTTCATTCCACACATATGATTGCATATTATTTGATTGTTCTTCTGTTGTTTCAGGTGCATCACCGATTGGTGACTGCCATCTTGCTTCTGCCACATTTAAAGTCCAACTAGCATAAGGTTTTTTACTAATGAAAATATCGTTATCTTCATCATAAGTCATACCTATTCCTGCGTAATTACCTCTTAAAGGTGTTCCACCATTTTTGTGTTGTCCGTTATATGTATTGTAAGATGTTTTTTTCCAAAGAGGCCAGCTGTGGATTCTTTCCAAAAACTGTCTGCCTACTTCTTCATCTTCAACACCATCAGCATTTTGACAATCTTTATCAGCTACAACGTGAACCGCTATAACTTTATTGTTTGCTCCTAATTTTGCGTAATGTGCCATAATGTTTCTCCTTATATATTAATTTTAATTATCATTCAACTATTGAAATCTATATCTTATTATTACTACACCTGATCCACCTGCACCTGCAGTTACTGTTGATGGGTAAGGTGTATTTGCTCCTGAAGCACCACCACCGCCTCCTGTATTTGCTGTTCCTGGAGTTCCACTTGCGTGATCATTACCACCTGCTCCACCTCCACCAGTTCCTCCAGTGCCTCCGCCAG